TAGAAACGATGGGACTACTCCGCCGCGTACTCGACTCGATCTCGATCGACACCCGTAACACCGCATTCACCAGCACATACCCGAACGTCTACGTCGACGCGGCAGGCCGCATGACGACACACTTCGCCGACGTGAACGCGGGAGTTTGGGTAGACACCTCCACCGCGCTTAGCGTCCCCGGTATTTGGCGCGGCGTAACACTCATCGCAGACGCGATCGGAGCGCTTCCCCTCCACGCTTACCGCTCCGAAGAATACGTCGACCCACAGCCGTCCATCCTCGAACGACCAGTCGCAACCGAGACACGCATCGAAACGATCTCCGCGATGGTCGCCGCGCTACTCATCCACGGAAACTATGTCGCGATCCTCGGGCCACCCGGATCGAACGGCTACCCCGAATCATTCTTTCCGGTAGATCCAGCGAAGGTAGGAGTACGTCGAGAGAACGGTTCGATCGTCTACCGCGTGAATAACGTCGACTACGACTCGAGCGAGATCCTTCACATAAAAGGCTTCTCGCTACCGGGCGAACTCGTCGGCTATGGCATCCTCGCCGCGCAACGCCAAGCGATCGGCGGCGCTATCGCGACACAAACCTATTCGCAGAGATACTTCAACGGAGGCGCAGTCCCACCCGTCTATCTCGAATCTGATAATCCGGATCTCACCCAAGACGAAGCGTCCGCACTAAAAGCCGCGTGGCTCCAGTCCTACGGTGGAATAAACATGAGCCCGCCAGTCTTCAACGCCTCTACCCGACCGAAGACGCTCGCCATCACGCCCCGCGACTCACAACTTCTCGAGGCCCGCCAGTATTCGCTAACCGAGATCGCCAACATGATCGGCCTCCCCGCCTACTACCTCGGAGCACCGAACTCGAGCCGCACCTACTCGAACGTCTCTGAGGAGAATCTCCAACTAGTGCGGTGGTCACTTATGCCTTGGATTTCTCGTATCGAGCAGAAGATGACGGACTACATCCCACGCGGACAAGTAGCAAAGTTCAACGTCGACGCACTCCTCCGCCCGGACACTAAGACCCGTTACGAGGCTCATGCGATCGCACTGGATAAAGGTTTCCTCACGATCAACGAGGTACGCGAACTAGAGAACCGCGAGCCGTTGGACGAGACGATCTCCGAGGAACCCAAACCCGCCGAGATCGTGAACGATCCATCGCAAGAGATGGAAGAGCCCGAGGACATGGAAGATTACGAGGACGACACCCTAGAATCGGAAGATAACGATGTTTGAGAACCGCTCCTACGAACTAGATCTCGAAGTCCGCGCCGAAGGCGACGGTCGTACTATCTGCGGAATCTGCGTCCCGTATAACGTCGAGCAACGCATCCACGCCGGGCTGACCGAAGTCTTCCTCCCCGGAGCATTCGACGCAGTCACCCGCGCCGCGCACCGCGTAAAGTTGCTCATGGGCCACGACTCGAAAGGCCTCCCGCTCGGACGCGCCACGACACTCCGCGAAGACGCCAACGGCCTATACGGAGAGTTCCGCGTGTCGAAGACCGACATCGGCGATCAAGCACTCGAACTCATCCGCGACGGAGTGCTGACTAATCTCTCGGTCGGCTTCCAGCCGTTGAAAGATAACCGCCGAAAGGATGGCATCGTCGAGCGCGTAAAGGCTCACCTCGCCGAAGTATCCCTCGTCACGTTCGGCGCTTATGGAGAGAAGGCCGCAGTCGCCGCAGTCCGTGAAGTCATCGAAAAGCCAAACCTCGCCCAACTCGAAAACGTGTTAGCGAAAATCCGCAAATGATCTCTAGGAACTACGACATCACGTCTACACGCCAAATCGTCGTACCCGCCGACGACGTAGCGCGAACGATCTACCTACAAATAACCGGGAACGCCGCCGTCTATGTTGGTGGCGCGGACGTAACCTCCGCCAACGGGCTCCCCTACGAAAAGCACTCTTCGCCGCATACCGTATTCGTCCCGAAGGGCGAGACACTCTTCGCAGTCTGCGCGGCAGAAACGACCGACTCTCTTCGCGTCCTCACCCCGAACACGGATTAGCCGTCCGTGCCGTGGCACATTGAAACCACTCACCCGGACTGCCGTTCCGGGTATGCCGTCGTCAAGGACGATGACGGCTCAGTCGAAGGATGCCATCGCACACGCCGCGAAGCACTAGCGCAACTCGCCGCACTCAACATCGCCGAGGCAGACCGAAACGAACTCGACGCGATGCGCGAGACACGCCAAGAGTCCTACAAGCCAAACGATGCGATGGTCGCCGAAGCCCGACGCGGCCTCGAATGGCGGCAGACATTCGGACGAGGCGGAACCGAAGTCGGCGTCGCTCGTGCTCGAGACATCACAAACCGACGCGGCCTCTCTCTCGACACGGTCGTCCGGATGCGTTCCTACTTCGCTCGCCACGAAGTCGATAAGCAGGGCGAAGGCTTCAGCCGAGGCGAACCCGGCTACCCGTCCGCCGGGCGTATCGCGTGGGCGCTATGGGGCGGAGACGCCGGGAAAGCATGGGCAGAAGGGATTCTCCGTGAACGCGACCGTTAGATGCGATAAATGTCTCGTGATCGTGCGACCGATCGCAAACGTTACGAACGGATGCGGATGCGACCCGGACGCGCCGACATGGATCGCCTATCTCGCTAACGGTCGATTCATGGCGATGAGTCATGCCCGGATGACGCTTGTAGAAACGTCCGATTTGCCCTTAGAATCCGATTAGGCCGCACCTCCGGCTCGCGTGAAGCGCACCTCCCGTAAGGGACACCCGCTCCGTAGAGCGATGGACACCCGGAAACAATAGAACCCGAACATCTCTCTAAAGGATTAGACCAATGAAGAACCCATTCCTCGCCTCTCTCCATGAGAAGCGCAACCAAAAGGCAGACCTCATCGACGCGACGTTGAACCGCGCCGCCGAAGAGGATCGCGACATCACCGAGATCGAGGCCTCCAACGTGCAGGCACTCGCCAAGGAGATCGAGGCGCTCGACGCCCGCATCTCGCAGGTGACCGACATCGAAACGCGCAAGGCTGAAGCCGCCGAACTCGCCCGCAAGGTCGAAGGCGACAAGGTCGAGGCTCGTCAGGCTGGCGGCTGGAAGGTGACCCGCGAAGAGCGCACCTACCGTCCCGACGGCGATCACTCGTTCATCCGTGACGCATTCGCCTCTCAAGTGCTCGGCGACTTCGACGCGCAACAGCGCATCGCCCGTCATCAGCAGGAAGAGCGCATCGAGAAGCGCGACGTCACCTCGGCAAACTTCGCCGGGCTCGTCGTCCCGCAGTTCCTGACCGACCTCGCCGCGCCATTCGCCCGCGCTGGTCGCCCGTTCATGGACGTATCGCGTCGCCACGCCCTCCCCGCTAACGGCCTCACCCTCTCGATCTCGAGAGTGACGACCGGAAGCGCCGTCGCCGTGCAGACCGAAGGCTCCGCCGTTCAGGAAACCAACATGGACGACACGAAGTTGGACGTCTCGGTCGTAACCGTGGCAGGCCAGCAGAACGTGAGCCGTCAGGCTCTCGAGCGTGGCACGGGAATTGACTCCCTCGTCATGGCTGACCTCGTGTCCGCCTATCACACGCAGTTGGACGCGCTGAACGTCACCACTTCGGCGACTTCGCTCACGAACACGATCACTCAGGTAGTGACCTACACCGACGGAAGCCCGACGGTCGCAGAGTTGTACCCGAAGATTATGGACGGCATCCAGCGGATTCAGACCAATTACTTCGGTGGCCCGAACTTCATCCTCATGCACCCGCGTCGGTTGGCGTTCATCCTCGCCGCACTCGACAACAACAACCGCCCCTTGGCGCTTCCGCAGGCCAACGGCCCGCAGAACGCCTTCTCGGTCGGCGACGGTTCAGTCGTGTACGGCAACTCCGGCTACACGATCGCAGGCTTGCCCGTCATCACCGACGCCAACGTCACCACGACGAACGGCGTTGGCGGTAACGAGGACGTGATCATCATCGGCAACACGCAGGAATCGCACCTGTGGGAAACCGCTGGCGGCTCGCCTTTCATGCTCCGATTCGAGGACGTCAAGTCCGCCGAACTCGAGGTGAAGATGGTCGTCTACGGTTACAGCGCCTACACCGCCGCCCGCTACCCGAACGCATTCGCGCTCATCGGCGGAACTGGCCTCGTAACGCCAACCTTCTAGCGATCTGAGAGCGCCGGGTCGTTACGACCCTTTCGGCCCGGTGCTCTCCTCCTAGAATCCGATCATGTCTAAGGCACTCATAGACGCACTACTCGAGGAGCGACGCGGTTATGTCGCACGGCACAAACTCGAGCGCGTTCAGGCCATAGACGAGCAGTTGGCCCGCCTCGGCTACACGCCCTCCGGTTCTCCTCCTCCCGTCGAGAGCGTCGTAGTACCCGCTCCGGGGCGGGCTAACACCACCCCAACCAAGAAAACACGCGCACGAAAGAAGGCTTAGCGAATGGCAATAACGAACGGGTACGCCACGCTGACCGAGTTTCAGAACTACACCGGGATGTCGACGCTCACAGCGGCAGAGACGGCAACCATTGAAGACGCGATCGAAGCCGCGTCACGTTCGATCGACCGGATCGCGAACCGCCGCTTCTATCTCGACGCCGTCGCTACGGCCCGCCTCTACCGTCCGAGCGACTTCTATAAACTCATCGTCGACGACATCGGGTCCACGACAAACCTTGCCGTCGCACTCGACGCCACCGGACAAGGCTCCTACACCGATCCGCTCGTACTGAATACCGACTACATTCTCGACCCGATCAACGCCGCCTCGAAGGGCCGTCCGTGGACGATGCTTACGATCGTCGGAGGTACGACGTGGCCCTTCCCAACTAACTATCGTCCAGTCGCACAAGTAACCGCCCGATGGGGATGGCCTAGCGTCCCGGACGACATCTCCGAAGCAACGCTGATCCTCGCCGCCGACTACGTCAAGCGCGCCTCCAGCGTCGGAGGAGTCGTCGGACTCTCCGAACTCGGCGCGATCCGCATGAGCCCACTAGGAAGAGACATCGCCGCGATCGTCCGCGCATACCGCCGAGAAGTCGTCGCATGACCCCGTCGCAAGTACGCGACGCACTCAAGACCGCGATAAACGTCGCCGGGCTCCGCGTCTACGACACCGTCCCCGACGGCCTCATCCCGCCCGCCCTCGTCATCGGGCAACTCTCGATCGAATGGGATCTCGTCTTCAAGCGCGGCGCAGACACCGCGAACGTGGATCTCATCCTCATCGCGGGCCGCATGAGCGACCGTTCCGCGCAGGACTACCTAGACTCGTTTCTCACCGCGTCCGGGGCGAACTCGATCAAGACACTCATCGAAGCCGATCAGACGCTCGGCGGAACCGTTACCTCCGTTCGGTGCGTGACTGCCACCCCGGTATCTCTGACTGTCGCGGGCGTGGAGATGCTCTCCTATCGTTTCTCTGTAGAGTTATTCGGATGAAGTACCGCGTCACCGCCCAAAACCTCGTCTCGTTCGCTATGGGCGAGATCATCGAAGCCGCCGCCCTCGAAGCGGCAGGCGTACCGATCGAAAAGCGCGTCGCCTCGGGCCACCTCGAGCCCGTCGACGAGCCGAAGAAAACATCCACCACGAAGAAAGAAAGCGACTAGGATCACCACCTATGGCAACCGTTACCGCACTCGGAAAGGCGACCGTATTCACCGTTGGCTCGGTGGATCTCGCCGATCAACTTCAGAGCATCACGATGAACAAGACCGTCGAAGCATTGGACTCGACCGTCCTTACCGACACAGCGCGCCGTAACGCCGCTGGCCTCGCCAACTGCGAGACGACCTTCACCGTCCTTTCATCGTTCGCAAGCACGGAAGCCGCTCAGACGATCTTCGGTGACGTTGGCACGGAGTCGACGATCATCTTCGAGCCGAATGCAACCGCTCCCGGTTCGTCCTCGCCGCGCTATACGCACTCGAACGCCTTCCTCGCCACCGCCCCGATCGTCGTCGAGGTGGGATCGCTCCTCTCCATCACGGCAACGTATGTCGGCGGAGACATCGTGCAGGCCGTCGCGTAATGCTGAAAATCTCCGTCTCCGTTGAGCGGCGGGACGGAACCCGGGAAGAGTTCCCGGTGCTCCCGCCGACCGTTATTGCCTTCGAGCGCTACGCCAAGATGGGTATCGGGCAAGCGTTCGCGGGCAACACAGCCAAGTTTGAACACATCTATTACTTGGCATGGCTCGCCGAAAAGGACTCCGGAAACACCGTGAAAGTCTTCGACGAGTGGCTGAAGAACGTCGCAGACGTTGACGTCGTCGACGTCCCAAAAGCGTAACCCGCGACACGTTCGCGGAGTTCATCGCGTTTCTAGCGCTCGAGACCGGGATCGCACCTAACGACCTACTCGCCGCACCCGTGGAAGTCCTAGAATCGCTCGAGGATCTCATCGAACGACGACACAAAGCGCAACGAGAAGCGCGGAAAGGCCGCCTCTAATGGCATACACGGGAACCTACGGATACCGGGTAGAAGGCCGCTCCGGACAAGTCAAGATCGAAGGACTCAACAAGGTACGCCGCGACCTAAAGAACCTCTCGAATGATGTCGACTATCGGGCTCAAGAGTTCTTACCCGTAAATAAGTCGATCGCCGACGCCGTGGCTGGAGACGCGAAAAACTACGTTCCGATCCTCACGGGAACGCTTTCCGGGACGATCCGCGCCGCCGCCACCAAAACAAGCGCCCGCGTGAAGGCTGGCTACAAGGCCGTCCCGTATGCAGGCCCGATTCACTTCGGCTGGCCCGCTCGTTTCATAAAGCCGCAACCGTTCTTCTATGACGCGATCGACAAGCGTCGCGGCGAAATCCAAGAACGCTACGACGACCTCGTGAAGAAACTAATCAAGAAGTACGACCTAGACGCCTAAGTAGACTCCCCTCGTGGCACTCATCTCCGTAACCATTAGCGGCAACGCCGCACCGCTCCGAAACGAACTCGACAAGACCGAGGGACTCTTCGGCAAGTTCGGCGGAACCGTCACGAAGGTAGCCGCCGCATCCGCCGCCGCATTCGCAGGAGTTGCCGCCGGGCTCGCTATCGCCACAAAAGCCGCCGCCGAGGATCAACAAGCCTTCGAGCAACTACGAATCGCAATAAAAAACACGACAGGCGCGACCGACGCGATGGTGCAAGCGATCGACGATCAGATCCTAAAGATGGCTATCGCGACCGGAGTCGCAGACGACCAACTCCGTCCGGCTTACGGGAATCTGATCCGCGCCACCGGGGACGCCGCAAAAGCACAAGACCTCCTCTCGACCGCGCTAGACATCAGCGCCGCTACTGGCAAGCCGCTCGAGGCCGTTTCGATCGCATTATCGAAGGCGGCGAATGGACAGGTGACCGCGCTTACCCGGCTCGGTGTCCCCCTCGACGAGAACGCCGTAAAATCGAAAGACTTCACCGCGATTCTCGAGCAACTAAACGAGACATTTGGCGGGGCCGCCGCCGCTAACGCGGACACGTTCGCCGGGAAGATCGACCGTCTGAAAGTTGTCTTCGGTGAAGTCGTAGAAACGGTCGGCGGAGCACTCCTCCCGATCCTCTCCAACGCCGCCACGTTCTTCCTCGACAAGGTCGTCCCCGCGTTTCAATACTTCTCCGACACCGTCGGCCCAAAACTCTCCGAGATCGTCGGCAACGTCGCGTCGTTCTTCCAAGACAAACTCGTCCCAGCGGTGCAGGAGTTCGTCATCCCAGCATTCGAGCGGATGGCGTCGATCTTCCTCGACTACATCGTTCCGGCTATCAAGACGATCGCGATCCCCATCTTCGACGGCCTCCGCGCCATCTTCGATAAGGTCGTCGAGAAGGTGCGGGAGAACCGTGACTCGTTCCAACGGATCTACGACACCTATCAGACCGTCTTCGGATTCATTCGAGACAAACTCGCCCCAGTAATCGGAACCGTACTGACGATCGCGTTCAACGTCGCGGAGAAGGCCATCGGCCCACTAATCGACGGATTCTTCAAGTTCACCGACGCACTCGGAGCCGTCGTCCGCACCGTGGCCCGTATTGCCGGGCAGATAGTCGACATCGTCGTAGGCATGGTGAATACCGTGATCGACGGAGTGAACTTCCTAATAAAAGGATTCAATGCGCTCCCCGACTTCTTGCGTTTCGGCGTCGAGATCTCGCCGATCCCTAACGTGAACCTACAGATGCCGTCATTCGGTGGCATGGATCGCGGCTCCGGCGGCACTACATGGCTCGCCTCTGAGAACCGTGGGTCGATGCCGACGATCACGCCTTCGATCGGTGGAGGCGGCTTCGGTGGTGGCGGTGGCGGAGGAGGTGGCGGAGGTGGCGGCGCTGGTGGTGGCGCTCGAGCCGTATCACCGCTTACCGCGTCCGAGATCGCTAACGGAAACGCGATCGCCGACTTCTTCTCAAGCGGCCTAGATAATCCTCGAGTCCGAGGCGATGCAGGATTGACCGTAAACGTGAACGTGAATCAGGCTCTAGCAACTCAAGCGGAGATCGGAGACGCAGTCCAGCAAGCGCTACGCGCCGCTAACGCCGTCTACGGCCCGCTCGATTTCCAAGTCGCATGACTGCTCAAGCCGTAGTCAATGGCGGCCCCGGCTATGACCTCCTCGTCGACGTCGGCTTCCTAATCGACGGATTCGTCCTCGACGACGCACAAAAAGGCCTCCTCGATAACACGCAATACGTCCTAGACGGAACGACATCGTTCGCCTCCGTAATCGACGGAACGACGTCTATCCGGGTAAAACGAGGCCGCCAAAACACGACCGACTCGAACGCCGTAGGGACGATGACGTTCGTCCTCGACGACACCCGCGCCGACGGAGTCTTCAACCCGTTCGACAACTCGACATCGAACCCGTACTACGACCAAGCGCAAGGCGTACCCGGACTCGCACCCGGACGCGCAGTCAAACTCCTTCGCGAAGACCAGTCCGCGAACCTCGAGGAGATCTTCGTCGGATTCATCGTGAATTACGACATGAGATTCGCGCTCGGCGGACGAACATTCGTGACCGTGCTCTGCGCCGACAACTCCTATCGACTGGCACAAACCTCGATCGCCGCCCACACGCCCACCGCACAGACGACCGGGACACGGATAAACGCGATCCTCGACCGCGCCGAAGTTGACTACCCGACAGGCGCGGCCCGCAACATCGAGGCAGGAGGACAAACACTCGGCGCGTATGCGATCTCCGAGGGAACGAACGTAAAAGCCTACTTCGATCAGATCATGCAGACCGCCGAATACGGACGTTTCTTCGTCTCCCGCGACGGAGTGCTCACGACCGATAATCGAATCGGAACGACGCTCTCGAACCCGGTCGTCGTCTTCTCCGATACCGGAACCGACACGCCCTACTCCGACCTTTCGATCTCATTCGACGCCGATCAGATCGTGAACCGCGTCCGAGTCACCCCGGTAGGCGGCACTACCGAGACTGCCGAGGATCTCGCATCGCAAGCGCTCTACTTCATAAAGACGGTCGACATCTCTAATTCGCTCCTCTCCACGCAGACAGCCGCCGACGATCTCGCCGACTACCTACTCAGCCCGGAACCCGAGGCGCGTCTAAATGGAGTCGAGGCCCCGTTCCGTAGCCTTACCGCCGTTCAACGGGACGACGTGGCGATCGTGGAGATCGGCGACACGATCGAGATCACCCGAACTATCCCGTTCGGTAACTCGACGACGACGATCACTCAAGAACTCTCGGTCGAGGGCATCGAGCATCAGATCGACGTGTCGGCGGGCCATACCGTCCGCTTCTTCACGGCTCCGACGACGATCGTCGTAGAACTGGTCCTCGATTCGGGCATCCTCGATCAAGACGTACTCGGCTAGACTTCGCTCCTATGGCAACCCCTACCAGTCTTCCCGCTTCATTCGTCGCAGGAAACGTACTTACCGCCGCCCAGATGAATAATCTTCGAGGCGCGTTCCGAATCTTGCAGGTCGTCAACACGATAAAAACAGACACGTTTACGAGCGGAACAATAGCAAAAGGCGCTGAAGCCGACGTGACGGGATTATCAGCCACTATTACTCCAAGTAGCACGAGTTCTAAAATCTTGGTCATAGCAAACGTCAACGGAAGCACGCTCGGCACGGCTCTCGCTAATGCTCCACTCGTCGTCTATCGCGTCTATCGCGGCGCAACAAGTATCGGACAGGGCGACGCCTCAGGATCGAGGACGCAGGTTGCAACACATAGCGGCGTCGCTACTACCTCGGCTGGAATGGGTAACGGCGTCAGCATCATTCTAGACAGTCCTGCAACTACATCCGCCACCACTTACAAAGTCACATTCGTGAACTCTACGACTATGAACGCAACGGCCGTTTTTTATTGCAACATCGTTTCTAACGACGTCAACGCGGCTGAAACGCCTCGCGCTTCATCATCCCTTACGCTCTTGGAGGTATCAGCGTGACCAACTACAGCATGGTATTGGTAACTAATTACTTCGACAGACGCTGGTACATGAACGGAGACGAATACGAGGGCATTACTTGGGAAGACTCAAGCCCAAAACCAACACAGGCCGAATTAGATTCCCAATGGCCGGAAGTCAAGTATCGTTGGGAGTGCGCTCGCATTGAGCGAGATCGTCTCGCCGCATACGAGAAAGAGTCCGACCCGATCTTCTTCAAGTGGCAACGCGGCGACGCGACCGAGGCCGAGTGGCGCGAAGCCGTCGCAAAAGTGAAGGCCGAGAATCCGTACCCGCCAGCACCGTAGACTCGACGCCATGTCTAGCAAGTGGCAAGCCGCGCTCGGTTCGTATCTGAAGATCTTCGCCGCCGCCTCCATCGCGTGTTACCTCGCCGGAGTGCGCGATCCGTGGATGCTCGTAGACGCCGGGCTCGCCGCCGTTCTTCCCGTGATCTATAACGCGCTTTCGTCTAGCGATAAGCGTTACGGTCGCGGAGCGTGACTCGTGCGGCCCGTTCGGAAGGTAATCCTTCCTACTGATCTCGAAGGCGTACCGAACGGCAAACTACCCGCCCGGCTACTACGCGAAGTCACCCCGAAAGGCCGTCTCCATCATCTAGCCGCGCAAGCGTGGGAAGCGATGCGCGCCACCGCGCTCTCTGAAGGCGTCCGACCGTTCCGCCCTACGAGCCTCGGCGACACCTACCGTCCGCTCTCTCAACAAACCGCCTTATTCCTAGCCCGGTACACACTCAACCCGGTAGAGGGCCGTCCAACGGTCGTATGGGAAGGCAAAACGTATTACCTCCTGCCGCGCATGGCGCAAGCCGCACGGCCCGGCACGTCTAATCACGGGTGGGGACTCGCCGTAGACGTGTGGGGCGCATCCGGGGCGCGGCTCGAATGGCTCGAGGAGAACGCCTTGTCGTTCGGTTTCTCGTGGGAGTTCCGATCCGGCGCGGAACCGTGGCACATCCGATACTTCCCCGGCGACCGAGTTCCGGCACGAGTCAAAAAGTGGACGCAGTCAAAATGACCGAGACAGTCCTAGTCGCCCTCATCGGTTCGATCGGAGTCGTAGCCGCCGCCGTACTGCCAGCCGTCCTAGTTCAACTCCTGCGCCGCGAAAATAGCCGCGATCATGCCGTCGTCGCGTCTAGGCTGGATGGCATCGACTCCCATTTGGGCGTCGTGGAGGCAAAAGTCGACCATGTCCAGTACGGACTAGCGACCCACCTCCTCGAACATAAACGAGAGGATCTAGAGGATGGGAATATTGGAGGAACTCGAGCCTAAGAGAAACTCGATCAACGTGATCGGGGACTATCTCGATTCGCTCGACAAAAAAGAGCGCGAAGACTGGGAGAACGTGCTACTCGATCTCGAGAAGTTCTCTAGCCGTTCCATCTCTGCCGCGTTAGCCCGACGAAACGTGAAGGTGAACGAGAACGCCGTCTACCGATTCCGAACCCGACTCATGGAGGCCCGTAATGCAAGATGAACTCGAATTATTGGAGCGAATCGAAGTCCTCGAGCAAGAACTAAAGCGTTCGCATCAGGCCTACGCGAAAGAGAAACAAAAGACCGACGCGATCGTCGAGGCCGTCTATTCGGCGGCCCGATCCGCCGCGCTTGGTCAGGCCTCACCGAAGCCCGTCGCGATCAAGAAGGACACGCGGAAAGGTAAGGCCGAGGTAGCGCTTATCCATGCGACCGACTGGCAACTCGGAAAGAAGACCGTTTCCTATGGCGTGGAGACGTGCGCGAAACGAATCGAACGGTTCGCCGAGAAGATCGTCCGGATCACCGACATACAACGAAAAGATCACCCTGTACGAGAAGCCGTCCTTATGTTTGGCGGCGACATGGTCGAGGGACTGGACATCTTCCCGGGCCAAGCGTGGGAGATCGAAGCCCACCTATTCGACCAACTCTTCGAGGCATCCGCGATCATGGAGAAACTCGTCCGCACGACTGCGGCAAACTTCGAGCGCGTGCGCGTCATCTGCGAGTTCGGTAACCACGGACGAATCGGTCGCTACGGAGTGAACCCACGCGGCGACAACATCGACCGAATGGCCTACAAGATCGTCCAAGATCGCACCACGAATCTAAAAAACGTCTCTTGGCAAGCCTCCGACGACTGGTATCAGCACGTCACGATCGGCAAATACCGTCTACTTCTCGTGCATGGTGACGAGATCCGCACCTACTCGGGTACTCCACTCTTCGGCATTATCAAGCGCGTATCGTCGTGGGCCGCGATGACGATCGCGAAAGGCTCCGTCCCGGTCTTCGACGACTGCTATATGGGCCATTGGCATAACCCGGCGTCGATCATGATCGGCAACGGAAACCGAGTATTCATCACCGGATCACCCGAATCCGGGAATGTCTACGCACAAGAGCATCTAGCCGCCGTAGCCCGACCGTCTCAGCGTCTGCACTTCATCGACGCGGAGCAAGGGCAAGTCGCCTCCGAATACGTCGTATGGCTCGATTAGACGCGACTCTCGTCTTCGTCGAATGGAAGGACGCCCACGCGGAGGCGCACGGCTGGACGCCACTCGACGAGATCGACCGCGACCCGGCGATCATTCACTCAGTCGGATTCCATCTGCCACGCGCCAAACCCGGACATTTCGTCCTAGCCCAGTCCCTCGACGCGAACGGACACGTCGACTCGGTGCTCTGTATCCCGATCGCGATGATCCTCGGAATAACCCATCTCGGAAATCCACCACTCGAGGCCTCGTATCCCGTACTATCGGATTAGCGCACTATCTGAGGAGGTAAAGCGTGGAAAACAAAGTATGGCTCTATGAACGGCTAGAAGGCGAGACGGACGCCGGGCAAGTTAGACTCGCCTTATTCCGTGAACCGGGGACAGGCCGCGTCCGAAAGGCGATCGTCTCATTCCGAACTACTTCTCATCCATCCGGCATTTGGTCGGACGTCTTACTAACTCATCCGCCTCACTCAGAGGACGGAGTTCCATCGTGACCCCCGCCGCCGTTCCTCTCCTTTCGGCGATCGCGGCCCTCGTCGCGGCCTCGTGGGTGCTCCCCCCGCATCCACAGGTCGCGACCGGGGAACCTTCACCCGTCACCTTCGAGGCCTACGTCTACGGAGAGATCCCGGCACAAGCCGTAGAAGCCTCGCAGACGACCGTAGAGGCCTCTACTAGCGTCGTAAAGCAGGCTGAGGGCCGTTGCACCGAATGGAGCGGTATCGCACGCGCTGAAGGCTTCTCCGAGGCCGCGATCAGCACCTTAGAAGAGATCCTCTACCTCGAGTCCCGTTGCGAGCCCGGAATCGTCGGCGACGAAACGAAAGGCGGCTCCTACGGAATCGCACAGATCCACACGCGGACATGGTGCAAGCCGTCTAAATACTGGCCCGACGGCTATCTACAGGCGCACGGGATCGTTATGACGTGCGACGACCTATTCGACCCGGCGATAGCGATCAAGGCCGCTAAAGCGATCTACGACTACGCGGGCGGCTCGTTCCACCCGTGGAGCACCTACAAACTGACCACCGAAGGAGGAAGCAAATGACTAACGAAGAATGGGCAAAAATACGAGAAGAGGCACGATACGCCTTAGTTGCCAAATCGCCCAAGACGATCGACTCGATGATCTTGGAAATGCGAGCACTAAAACAAGAGTTCCCCGACGGGAGAATCCCCGGCGATCGTTGTCCGATCCTTACTATTGAAGTCTTCTTAGACGTATGCGAAAGGATCTTTCGACTCGAGCAAATCGTCTCGGCAGTAGAAGCAAAATACGTCACAAAATTGGAGGGATAATGATTAGAAGCACCGAATGGCGGGAAATCCCGCTTCTCGACCGACTGATCGAGCACGTCGTCCGAATGGAACGAACCGAGGAGAACTTTCTCCGGGAAGATCTCATCGAGGCTCACCGCCGCATCCAACAACTCGAGACACGTCTTACCGACGCACAAGCGGAGATCCTCCGCCTCGAGCAGATTCACTCGATCTACTGATGCGCGTCTACAAAACCGCCCCGGCAGTCGACGCCGTGCTCCGCACCGCCGACAAACTCGTCCACACCGACCGCCAAGACCGCTACAGCGCTCCGCACGACGACTATTCAAGAGTTGTAGCGATCTTCCGAGCGATCACGGGCCACGAACTAACCGCCGAGGAAGGCGCTCTCTTCATGGTCGCAGTAAAACTCGCTCGACTGGCCCATAACCAGCAAAACGGGAAACTTCATCTCGATTCGTTGGTCGACGCGGCAGGCTACTTGTGGTGCGTCGGCGAGATTATGGATCATGGTGGCTATGGCATCGTCTGAGAAACGAAAAGGGAACGCCGCCGAGCGAGCCGTCGTCGACTATCTGAGAGCGCACGGCTTCCCGCAGGCCCGCAGGACGCAAGCCGGGACACGCCACGACATCGGCGACATCGACGGAGTCTTCGATACCGCGATAGAGATAAAGAACCACGCTCGGATCGCGTTAGCGGAATGGCTAACCCAACTCGAGGCAGAAATGACCGCGAAAGGCGTCTCGAATGGCGTGGTCGTAGTCAAAAGACGCGGCAAATCGAACCCGGCGGACTGGTACGCCGTTACCCCGTTACATCTATGGGTAGAGTTACTTAGAGGAGGTATGCGATGACCGGAGATCTAGACGAAATCATTCTCGACGCTTACAAGTCGTCCCTAGAGACGATGTCGTTCGTTTCGGACACTTGGAAAATGCTCTACGACATGGAGGCGCAGAAAGTGAACTACTGGAAAGAGAAAGCCGAGTTCTACGAGACTCTGATAAAGGGCGAGGCGCTCTAGTGGCATTCTCACTCGATAACTACGTCGACGTACCTACACGTCTAAAGGCCGCACTCGAAAAGTACCCGGATCTATCCATCCAAGAGACTCCGCCGAAGATCGTCGAGATGCCGGACGGGAAAACATTCCTCGAAGTGACGACCACGATCTACCGCAGTCCGTCAGATGCGTTCCCGGTCGTCGTTTCATGTTGGGAGGAATACCCCGGCACGACGCCATACACACGCGGAGCGGAGCAACAAAACGCCAGCACGTCCGGCCTCGGGCGCGGTTTGGGAATGCTCGGATTTGGGATCAAGAACTCGATCGCGTCGCGTGAAGAGGTAGAGAAACGGCAGAACGGCCCGCTACCCGTCACCGAGGAGCGTCAGATCCCGTCGAAGCATGGCGAGCCCGTCACCATGAAACGGTACGGCAACTCGACCGCGCTCATGGTCGGCAACGCCAGCCCGAAACAACTCGGCATGATTCGAGCGCTCGGCAAGGGACGCGGACTCGTCACGAACGCGGGTCTCGGCGCTGAACTAACCAAGATCACGGGCCGCACGATCGAGAACCTCGACCAACTCTCGAAGCAGGAAGCCTCGATCACGATCGAACGCTGGAAGGCTGAAGAGTCGCCAGCGTTACCGGAAGAGGAACCGTTCTAGATGGCGCTCGAGATCTCGTTGCTCCTTGCTTGGGCGTGCATCGTGCTTCTCGCTGTCCGGGTGGAGCGCCAGCGCCGCGCACTACGGGACGTGAACGCTTCTCTCTCGTATGTCTCGGACATTATCCGCCTATTAGTGAAGCGCACGGAGCCCGCACGCCGGGCGAAGACTGCGGAGCCCTTCTAGATGGCTGGTCGCGAATGGTGGACGACTTGTGTCGTATGCTCCGCACAGATTCGCAACGTCGGGAGCATGAGGCCGCGTACCGCTTGCTCTGAGCCTTGCCGGGTGATCCGGAAGCGGTGGACAGCCGCGAAGCATTACAAGCCTCGAGCGAGAGTTGTTATGCCGAAAGGCTTCCGTATCGCTCAACAATGGGAACTCGTAAAGAACGAGAAGATCCGTCGCGGCGCGTGTCTCGACTGTGGGCTCTTCGTGACGTCTGAGAACTGGCGGGAGTTCGACTTCGATCACCGCGACCCGTCAGACAAGAGCGCGGGAGTATCTGCGCTCATTGGCAACAAGACTGAGCGGATCGTCGCCGAGATGGAGAAGTGTGATCTTCGGTGCGCCATCTGCCACCGCCGTAAGACGATCGCCGAGCGTGACTACGTTCGAGCACCACGCGAACCTGAGCACCCGTCACTATTCGGAGACGTGTCGTGACGATGCTTCTCGTCTGTGCCGGGATCATGGTGGCCGCGTTATGGATGGCGACGCTAGATTCGCGTGACTAAATAGCCGCCTCTGCGCGGGAGGCCCGTAGAGGCCGCACGGTTCTACCCCGGTGGCATGGGGCGGGACATGGAACACTCGGGAGCGAGGGTAGATCGACGCGCCTCGAAACACGCGGTACGAAGTGGAGTAGGGCAAGGCGTCGAGGCCAAGTGTGAGCAAGTAAGTCTCGAATCTCTTCGGAGTTGAGCGGGAGCCGGGCAGGGCAATCCGGCGGGTGGGCATTAGACCCGTGTGTCTCGAGTCATGCTGACGTCATGCTGAGATGAGTATCTTCGGTTCGTCGCCGTCCTGAACCCGTGAGAGTTGTCCCGGATGCTCTGCGTTAGCAAGGCGCAACGCGCCGCGCTAGGACAAGGCCGCAGGCCGCGTCAGTAGACTACGAGCGGAGGCCCAATGACTAACAAAATCTACAACTCGACATGGCGCAAGGTAAGAGCCGCAGTCCTCGAACGCGACGGCCACCGATGCACCATCGGAATGACCGGATGCACCGGGATCGGTAATCAAGTCGATCACATCCATCCGCTCGCCTTCGGCGGCGCACCATACGACGAGAACAACCTTCGAGCCTCGTGCTCGAACTGCAACTCGTCACGATCCAACAAACTCCGACGGAAGCCGAGCCGCCAATGGTGACCACTCCTGCAACACCGAAAGACCCGCAAAGAAACGAGTATTACACCCCGCCCGAAGTATTCGAGGCACTCGGCCTCAAATTCGACCTAGACGTCTGCGCGCCTAAAGGCGGCATCCCATGGATACCAGCCACTCGGCACTACTCACTCGAGGACGACGGACTGTCTCAACCGTGGGCCGGGCGAGTATGGATGAACCCACCATTCAGCGAGTCCGCCAAATGGGTAGAGCGATTCATAGAACATCGCAACGGGATCGCGCTTGTACCGACATCTCGAGCACGATGGTTCGGCTTATTGTGGGACACCGCCGACTCGATAGTTCATCCAGTCTCTCGACCCATGTTTCAGTTCGTGCATCGTGGCAAGAGAACAAATATCTACATGCCAGTCGTCTTAGTCGCATACGGCGACGACAACTCACGCGCACTCCACAACCTCGGAAGAGCACGATGATCCAACTCGGCCGCCCCTGCCGATGCATCGGCCCAGTCATCCCAACGCCACCGCTCTGCGACGCACCCGACGACGAAGACGACTGACCATTTCTTCCCAACACGCCCAAACCAC